TGCAAGAAGAGATCACCAGATCACAACTAGCCACCGCCGCTTGGGTGTCTGCCCATGTGTTTAATGGTACTTGTTTTACCCATGTTGGGCAAGCCTCAGCACCCTCATCACGCTGTAAAGAAATGAATTCTGCGTCAGCATCTTTGATGGCGTTGAACAGCAGTTCGTAAGGGAACTTCTTGTTGTGATCGTCTTCAAACTTTGAGTTGCCCTGCCAGCGGATACCGATGCGTTTCTTACGGCCTTTGATGGTCGTAGGCTTAGGAATGTAAGCATCACCACGCAGATCAGACATCTCGTAGCCAAGGTAGTTAGGGGCTGTCATGCCATAGCACCAGAAGTCGTGGAACACGCCAAACTCAGCACCAACCTGAACCACAGCGGATACGCCTTCAATGCCAGCAAACAAGTGAGCCAGTTGACCAGAACAGCAGACCACAACCTTGTTACCCCTAGCCACTAAATCACGGGCATAGCGCACTTGGTGAATCTGATCGCCCAAGCCGTGGTCGCAGTACAGGAGGATAGTCCCTTTGGTCTTACCGTCCCACTCAGGGGCTGGTGTGTCTGGGCGGCGCTCACCAATGATCCCACAGTAGCGACCACGATCCATCTGCTTGTAGCCTTCGCCAATCTGACCCTGCTTGAGTAAATACCATGAACGGTTATAAGCCGCACGGTGGTCGTTAGGACGCTCTGCGTGGAGCTTCTCAGACAGTCTCCAGCCTTCAACAAAGTCACCCATCTTGCCTGCGGCTACCTGTAGATCAAGGTCATCCAACTCTGGCATGGTACGAACGCCACCGCTCCAGAATTCTGGCTGGCAGAACTGGTTGTAGTGGTGTTTGAGCAGGTCTTTAGACTTGTCGTTGTGCTGTTTAGCCAAAACTGGTTTGACATCGTGCATACCAGCGTAACCATGGAGGTTCTCGTCATCTTCTTTGACTGATGAGCCATCAATGTTGGAGAAGTCGTAGTCGTATTCGGGAAGTTCCAAGAACTCATGGATACGGGCAAGTTCTGCGCGGGGATCAGCCAACAGCTTGTCGTATTCAACAAACAGGAAGTTCTCTGGCATGGCTTGGTAGCCAGCTTCCAAAGACAGGTAAGCGGCTTTCAAGTGGTCAGCTAACTGGCCTGAGTACATAAACTCATCCAGATCAGCAGGCTTTGCCACACGGACAAATGAAGCCATGCAGTCTGGTACTGGACGCACTGTAGCAATCACCTTGCATGGGCGACCAATCACCTGAGACATCGCACCCATGATCTGGGGGATAGGCCAGCCACGAGACTTGTCAATGATGACAGGTTTGTCTGTATCTTCGTAGAACGCATCAATGCAACCACGCATCGTCTGTGCAAGCTTCTCTCTGGTGGGATCGTTCTCATTGAGAAGACCCGCTGAGTGCCATGTATTAGCCAAGCCATCAAGGGCGTGGACAAGCCCAGATGTGGTGGATACATGAGTCATCGGATTCTGATTCAGGATAGCCGCAAGGACTGTTGAGCCAGAACGAGGAATGCCAGAGAGGAAGTGCAGTGTTTTGTTCATGTGTTTATGCTGTTGTTATTGCGGCAAATGAGACTTGAACTTGTGATGGTATCGCAATCCAATTGGTAGATGAACCAATTTGCACTGGAGATGAATAAGTTGTTGTATTTCCAAGACCCAATTTTCCACCACTTCCGTCACCCCAAGACCATAAAGTCCCGTCAGTTTTTACAGCGTACGCTTGATATTTTCCAGAACAAACTTTTAACCAAGTAGTCAATGCACCAACTTGAACTGGAGATGAATTGTTTACCGCCGTTCCAATTCCTAAACGACCTTGACCATTGTTACCCCATGCCCACATAGTGCCATCGGTTTTAATCCCATAACCAGATTGTTGACCAGCCGCGCCAGAAGACCAATTAGTTAAAGCTCCAATTTGAACTGGTGAAGAACGATCAAATGTATTGCTATTTCCAAGCTGACCTTGCCCACCTCTGCCCCACGCCCAAATTGTATTGTCAGAACGAATAGCAAAAGCCCATCCGTAACCACCAACCACTTGCAACCAACTTGTTAAAGCACCCACTTGTTTTGGAGAGGAATAGCTAGTAGTGTTGCCTAGACCCAAAGCACCAGAACCACCAGAACCCCACGCCCATAAAGTACCATCTGTTTTAATGGCATAGCTAGAATCTTGTCCAGCCGCAACGGAAGACCAGCCAGTCAATGCGCCAACTTGTTTGGGGGATGAATAATCTGTAACATTGCCTAAGCCAAGAACACCATTATCACCTCGTCCCCATGACCATAAAGTACCATCAGTTTTGACCGCAAGAGTACAAGCATATCCACCTGAAGTTGTTGACCAATTAGTCAATGCTCCAACTTGAGTAGGACTGCTTACACCATAAGAACTGTTACTAAGACCAAGTTGACCACGATCATTTTGACCCCAAGCATACAAAGCACCAGTTGAAAAAACAGACAGCATATGACCGCCATCCATAGCGCCATTGACACGAAGCCATCTATTTCCTGTCCCAATTTGTTTGGGAGATGAGTAAGAGGTAGTATTTCCAAGGCCGAGTTGACCTTGATTGTTTGCACCAAATGAGTACAAACGATTAGGGCTTCCGACAGGCCAAGTCCCAGCCGCAATAGCGGCATTCACCTGTTGCATTGTCCAGATGCCTGAGTATTGAACGCCTGTGGTTACTGTTACTGCCATGATTTATCCTAGAGCCAGAGTATGTCGTTCCCCTGCCGCAACTGCAAGCCATGTTGTTGACGAGCCAACTTGTTTTGGGGAAGAGTAATAAGTTAAATTATTAAACCCCAATTGACCTGAACTTCCTCGACCCCAAGACCAAAGAGTACCATCTGTTTTAATTGAAAGAGAAAAAGCCTGCCCAGTAGCAACAATTGACCAATTAGTTAGTGCACCAATCTGTACAGGAGAATTACGATTTGTTCTAGTTCCATCGCCCAATTGACCAGAGCCATTTGACCCCCAAGCCCACAATGTTCCGTCTGTTTTAACAGCTAAAAAACCATTGTTACTGCCGCCATTTACAGAAAGTTTAGACCAATTAGTCAAAGCGCCAATCTGTTTAGGAGAGGAATAATATGTGCCATTACCAAGACCTAGTTGGCCTTCATTATTAGCGCCCCAAGACCACATTGTTCCATCTGTTTTAATTGCGGCAACTGCTAAATAACAACCAGATACTTGCAACCAATTAGTCAAAGAACCAATTTGCTTGGGGCTAGAATATCTTGTTACATTTCCCTGTCCAAGTTGACCGTTAATATTATTTCCCCAAGCCCACAATGTTCCATTAGTTTTTACTGCCATGAATGAGGCATAAGAACCAGTAACACTTAACCAATTAGTTAAAGCGCCAATTTGTTTTGGGGATGAATAAGCTGTTAAGTTTCCAAGACCTAATTGACCAAAACTACTGTTACCCCAACTCCATAAAGTACCGTCAGTTTTAACAGCTAATGTGGAGTAATATGCTTTAGAAGTTGCTATCTTAGACCAAGTTATAAGAGCGCCAACTTGTTTGGGACTTGAATATTGAGTCGTGTTTCCAAGACCTAACTGAGCATTATTATTCCAACCCCAATCCCAAAGACTACCATCATTTTTAACAGAAAAACTATCGTATTGACCACCAACAACAGTTAACCAATCAGTTAAAGAGCCAACTTGTTTGGGGGATGAATAATCTGTTCTATTTCCAAGACCTAGCTGACCCTGACCATTTCTTCCCCAACTATATAAGTTGTAAAAAGTGGTTGTAGTCTGAGCCGCTAGAGGATTGAACCCCGGCTTAACTATGCTCCCCAAGAACATTTGTCTTATAGACATACTGTTCCCCTATCAGCTTGCGATTGACTCGTAGCTGATCGTGTAAGTGATACCGCTAGATGTACCAGAAGTCACCACGATGGATTGATTTTCCATCAGGTACACAGCCGTTGTCTTATCCACTGCAATCACAGATGCACTAGCAGGCACAGAGATCGTAGAGATAATTGGGAAGTTCGTACCTGCACCAGCGGCGGCGTTGTTAATTGCAACCGTTGCGTTTACTGCACTTGCGCCGTTCACATTAGCACACACGATCTGGTTGATCTTGAAGACCAGACCAGAAGATGCGGCGTTAGACAACAAGGTGTTAGCTGTTGTGTTAGCTGGTGTGAGGTATGTCGTGTTACCTGTGAGGGTTGTGACATTGATAATATTTGGATTTGCCATGGTGGTTCCTTACAGACCAAAAACGATTGAAAAAGCGATGGCTTGACCCTTGGTAGCGCCAGCCGAAGCAGGAGTTACAAAAGACAAGTTGCCAGCACCGTCAGTTTTAATAACTTGATTTGCTGAGCCATCCGCAGTGGGGTACTTTAAGCCAGCAGGGTTGTTCATGATGCGGGTGACCGTGCCAGAGGCGTTTTCGGCATACAGGGCCATGTCGGTGTCGGCGATGTTGAAGCCAAGCTCCCCCGGCAACAGGTTAGCCGCAGAAGGCACAGCCGCCCCTGTCGTCGTGCGATAAAGCTGAATAGGTGTAAAGCCTGATGCCGCCATAGTGTTACCTCAAATTCTCAAGTTTGTACAAAGTCTTCATGTGCAACGCCGTTAGCTCATCAATGATGTTCTCTAGCGCAGGCACATTCTTGGCTATCTTTTCACGATTTTCGGTTAGCCAAATTATATCGTCGTGAATCATTTTTGTCGTGTTTTCCACGCTACCTTCGATTTCACCCAAAAGCCCAAACCCACCTTGGTAGGCTTCGACATACTTGTCCAAGTCGTCTATCAAGTCGTCGTAGTAGTGACCTAGCGCTTTGTGCTCTGAGTAACTGTTCGTCTTCCAGTGCCTGATGTGCGCGGCGTTACGAGCCTTAAACATTCGGTTGATGAGTTCTTCTACCATCAGAATGTGCCTCCTGAGATGCCACTCGTTGCGACCACAGTTGTAAATGTTCCCGCCGCCGCTGATGCGCCACCGATTACCGTGCCATCGATAGTGCCAGCGTTGATGTCAGCCGTGTCAGCAATTAAACTGTCAATGTTGGCTGTTCCGTCAATGAACAAATCTCGCCATTCATGTCCAACACGGCCCAAATCGTAAGTGTTATCAGTTGCGGGATCAAAGTCGGAATTTATGCGCCCGACAAAATTGATTGTGTCGGTGTTACTGCTACCAAAGGTTGAATTGTCGTTTACAGTTAAATTTGTGAATGTTCCAGCCGCCGCTGTTGTAGCGCCAACAGTCGTACCGTTAATTGAGCCACCAGTCACCGCCACAGAGTTTGCATTCTGCGTAGACATGGTTCCCAAACCAGTAATGTCTGTGTTTGGAATAGTCGATGAGGCTGTTAACGCAGTTGTACCAGCGCCTTTAACATAGCCTGTCAATGTAGTAGCACCAGTGCCACCATTGGATACCACAAGGGTTCCAGCTAAGGAGATTGATCCAGAGGTTGCCGTGCTTGGAGTAAAGCCTGTAGTTCCTGCGTCAAAAGTAGTTACTCCACCAGCAGGGGCTGGTTGCCATGATGCAGTTGTGCCGTTAGACGATAAAAGATAACCGTTAGCACCAATTGCTAATCTGGTAGCGCTGTTAGTACCGTTACCAAGAATCAGGTCGCCAGTTGTGGTGATAGGCGACAAAGCGTTAAATGCCGCAGAAGCTGTTGTCTGTCCAGTACCACCAGAGCCAATTGCTAAGGTCGCTGACAGACCAGCCGCAGTGCCTGTGGTGTTTTGGTTCCATGTTGGAATAGAGCCAGCCAAGTCTGCGTAAGCAATACTGACGACACCTACTTGACCGTTAACAGAACTGACCAAGTTAGTCTGGTCGATCTTCTGCCAAGTTGATCCGTTAAAGATAGCCCAATCACCAACCTGCCAGTCAGTCACGCCATTCAAATTGGTCGAGCCTGCTACGGAAACAATGTAGTAGTAACCGTTTACACCAACGCTAGAAGTCAGCGTAGGCGTGTTAGTTGATGCGTTCCATGAACCCTGATACGACAAACCACCTGTAAAACTTGCAGTTGTGACGCTTGTGATCACACCTTTAGCATTGACCGTGACTACAGGGATTGCAGTCGATGAACCGTAAGTGTTAGCAGTCACACCAGAGGCTGGCAAGTCTGCGTTCACCAAAGAGCGGAAAGCTGTAGGTGCGGCGGCTCCAGCGGCAGGGCCAGCGTAGACCACATTGGCAGGTTGATCCACCACCAACAGCGCAGAACCCCATGTAGGCGCTCCTGCACCACCAGACACTAATACTTGTCCAGCAAGCCCGACAGGGCCAATGTACAGCCCATCAGCACCAGACCAAACAATAGCACCAGCCGCAGGCACTAAGCTCCGCGCTGTACCACCATTACCTAAACCAAGGATGTTGTCAACTTCATCATCAGCAGACAAGTCAACAGCAGGGTGTTTGTGATCACTTCTAGCTACAGTGTTTGCAACGCCTGCTGAGCCAGTTTGGAAGCCAGACTCTGGTGCACTAGCGCTGTAGCTTGCGGCTAAGGTGACATTGCCACTTAGTGCTCCACCACCTGTCAAACCATTACCAGCAATCACTTGTGTGCTAGTAGGCACATAGCCTGAGATCGTTGCAGGCACAGTGGTAGCCGCAGTTACTCGACCTTTGTTGTCAATGGTAAAAACTGGGATGTTAGTTGCGTTACCGTAAACACCAGAACTTACGCCTGAATTGGCTAACTGCACGGAACCTACACCACCGTTGGCGATGCTCAGGGTCACATTACCTGTTAGCGCACCACCACCAGTCATGCCTGTGCCTGCGATCACTTGGGTGCTTGTGGGCACGCCTGCAACGCTTAACAGATCACCAACACGGATTTGGTAGTTGTTGCCCTGATAGACGATCATCATCAGGCTGTTTTCGTCAGCCACAGGAGCGACAGGTAACTGCGTGATTCGGGTCGGTATCAGATTACTTGGGACATCAGACATTTAAAACTCCAAATAGCTATTACCGTCTTCGGTGATGAAGAACTCGTCGCCTGCTTCTTGTATCACACCAGCAGGGCGGGTGTTAATCGGTGTATCAGGGCGGTTGAAGGGCAATATGATTTTATCAGGTGCACGAGGGGCGAGGCGGTAGGGATCGTAGTCGTCGACATCGTCGGAGCAGACCATCAACCCCGGGTAATTCGGGTCGCTCTGCAACTCTGCCATCAGGAACTTGCGCGAACAGCGTGCACAGATTGCAATGCCATAAGTCGCTTCGCCTGTTGGGTCTAGGAAAAGGCTCATTTGGTGTAGACCCCAATGCCCGGGTTAATCTGGATCGACGACCCATCATTGTCCCCATCCCATGCGCGTTGCACACTCATCGCCGCCTTCTGCTCAAGCATAGGTATCAGCGCCGCATCCACCGCTGGAGTCTCTGCGGCAACCTTAGCGGCAAGCCCATCCACAATCGCTTGTAGCCATCTCTGAGGCACTTCCACCTCTTGTTGGAGGTTCTCTGTGTCCATGATCTGGCGATGCCGCCAAAGCACGAGCTGGGCAAGCTCAGCGTAGTCTGCGGGGGCAGGCCACAAGTTGACAACAGGGCGTGGGAGGTCGCGTTGATACCAGAAGGTGGCTGGGCGACCCGGGAACCCCTTGTTGCTCTGATTCACATACCCATCCCGATTCAACACCCCTAGCGGAATCTCTTGTGGCAAGTTGCCAAGCGTGACTAGCGTCAGCGTCATCGGTGATGTTGAAGTGAACCTGAAGTATTGGTAAGGCAAAGCACCTGAAATATCAGTCCAAACAATCTCACCAGCCACCGCTGTTGCTGTTTGCGTGCCCACAGTCGTCCAAGTCGAGCCATTTGTACTGACTTGGAAGGTAACAGGCACAGCCGCCGCTCCCCACTTGATGCCAATCGTGTCAACAGTCGTTGTCGTAGTGAAATTTACTGTGTAAGCGGTCGAAGTGATGGTCGTCGCACCAGTTAACTGCTGAATTTGACGGTAATTCAAGTTCAGCACATCAACAGTACCCAAAGGAAGGGTCACAATCTGTTGATTTTGGTACATTGGCAAGATTACATAGTCAATACACCAGCTAGGTGTACGAATGTTCGCCAATTCTGACAAAAACAAGTAGAGGGATTCAAGCGCATAGCTCTGCATTTCGCCAGAAATGGCTTGAGCAGGCAGTCTACAGCGCCTGAAAGCGTGGTCTACGACTTTCAGCGCATTAAATGTAGTGCCGCTCACATTACCAGAAAAAGCCATGCTAACCCCGCATTGTAGTCAGGATGCTTGCTGATCCAGCACGCTCTTATTGACGAAAATTATAGTTTATTAAGTCAGAAAAAACAACTTAACAATTAACTTTTGCTTTCATTGCCTTACCACCCTTTTTAAAGGGAGCAATCATAGGCTCACGAGGTGCAACTGGCATCTGGCGGCGAGGAGCAGTGATACCCAAACCCTTTTGGGCAGGAGGAATCATGCCTTGACCACCACGAGGGCCAATGTTCTTCACGGTCTGTGACTTCATCATCTCTTCTTTTTGCATGCGAGGTGACTCAGTCTTCTCGTGCTTAGCCATTTCCTTGCGACTAGCGTACATCTCGCCTGTCTTGGCTTCTTTCATGCCACCTTTAGCATAGCCACCCTTAGCCATCTTCATAGCAGGGCCACCACTTTCGTAGTTGCAAGGCTTTTCATTGAAGTCAAAGTCCTTGACATATTTCATTTTTGCCATGGTTTATCCTTGTGGGTTTGCGTATGTCTTGATGCACTCAAGAACAATTGTGTACATGTCGCCAGCGGCGGCGTTTGTTGTCGTAAACAACACATCACCAGTCACACCAGTTCCTGCGTTATTTGGAATACCGCCAAAAGACGACAAGTCCATCAAGTAGTTTGAATTCGTAGGAAGCATCCATGCGAACACATCAGTTGTGGCATCCCAAAGAATGCGAACTTCCATGCCAAATGTTGTTGCGTAAATCTTGTTGATTTTTACGCCATTGCAAGCATTTCCAGAAGCATTACGATTTAATGTAGAAACATCAATCTTAAGAGCGCCAGTCTCGCCAGTGCCATCAGAGATGTTTGTAAATTTAGCAATAAACAATCTCTCGCCATCAAGGATTGTTTGCGAAGCTACAGCATCAGCCATTATGTTCTCCTGTTTCAGTTGTTTCAACCACTTCAGGCGAGTCTAAACGCCTGATTAACATCTGGTATGCACTCACTGTAGCCTGCGCTTGAGTCAGGAAGATTTCAGCCTTCCTGATCTCAGTTTGCAAATCAACAATTTCTGCTTCCAGAAATTCTTTAGTGATTTGCATGTTAGCTGAATGTAGCGTAAGCAGGGATGTAATAGACTGTGCCGCCAATCATCACTTTGACTGCTTTAGCCACAGTGGTAACTGAAGTTGCAGTTGGTGCAATTGTTGCCGCAGGAGCGGTTTCAATGTTCATCAACAAAGGAATTTCACCTGTGTTTGTGCCGCTGTCAGACACGCGAATAAACGAGGCTGTGGCGGGCAAAGTTGCATTGACGGTGTAGGCAGTGTCCAGTTGGATAACAGCCAGAGTGCCACCGGGCGTGGCATCCGAGCCACCCAAAGTCGCACGAATTGCATTAGCCGCACCAGAAATAGTGGCTGATGCACCGTCAACGCTTAAAGAAATGTGAGCGCCGTTGATTGTGCCCGCTGTAGCCGCACCAGTACCAGTCACAACAGAAAAAGCACGAAGAGTTTCGCCTGAACCTGTAGAAGTGAAAGTCAACTTCTGGTAGCTCAAACGAGTATCGCCAGTAGTTGCAGAAGTTGTAGCAAAAGCGGCGTTAATGTTTTCCGCTGTAGTTACAGAAAGGGGGGCAGATGAAGTGCCAGTTTCAAAGCCGTTAAGCGATACGACTGGGCCTGTGAAGGTAGTTGTTGCCATGATGTTTCCTTACATGCAAGTGTTGCGCAACCGTCTGCATGTCGTCGGCAAGGGCGTGCCGTCTGTTGCGCGTGGATTAAATGTGCCCAGCAAACACCCCCCTTGCGGAGAGTGTTCACTTGATACTTTAGTTAAAGATCAAACGCCCGCAGTGCCATAAATACCGCGAGGATCAGTCCAACCGAAAGTATAACGCTCGGTGGCTTTGTAGCGCATTGAATCAGTCTCGAAGTCGCCTTCCATAGACTTTTCCAAACCACGGCGCATCAACAACTTCAAGCCTTCTGGTGCATCAGTCTCAATCCACCATGCAGTGGTTGATGTGATACGAGACAAGTTAGCTTGACCATCAGCCAGCAAGCCCATGGACTTAACAGGGTTGATGTCGTTGTCAGCAGTGCCTGTACGCAACACACTCTTCAACAAAACTTCGGCTTGGAACACATTAGATGGGCCAGACACGATCTTGGTAGGAGTCAAGCGGATACGCTTGCCGTTGTTGTCAACAGCGTTACGAATCTGAATGAGCAACTGCTCAAGAGAAGTTTGTGAAAGAGCGGCGGCAGTAGTAAGCTGGTTACTGAAAGTGCCATTCACGATTGGGTGAGCCGTGTTAACCAAAGATACACCATCACCACCAACATATGAGCCGTTAAATGCACGGTTCAAGATGTTAGCGCCAAGGGTTTCTTTAGTCTCAATCAGTGACTGTGCCAAGTGTTTGGCATAGGTCTGACCGATACGGATGTGATCACCGTCCTCAACCAAGACTTTGGTCAAGCTGAATGCCAAACCGTAGACTTTGTAGAGGTAGCGTTGCAAGAACAATACACCACCAGATTGGTAGCTTACTGCCATGCCATCAGGCAACTCGGGAGCCGCGCCGAAACCGTACAAGACGGGTTCTTCGTGGTAGTTACGAGGAATGCCTTTTTGCTCACGGAAAACCATCTTCCATTCATCAGCACGCTGATTGTAAACGCCGTCAAAGACTTCGTTCAGGATTGGCTCAACAACGGATCGAAAGTCCGTACTACGCATTGGGGTAGCCATAATTTAGCCCTCCTTATACCGAGTTCACTGCGGCTTTGTAGTGGTGTTCGTTGATACGAACAGTCACAACAACATAAGCGTCAGTGAGGGAGTCGTTGATTTCATATCCAAAGCCAGTGATCTGGAATTGACCAGAAGTGGCTTGAATGGCGGTCAGGTAGGTGTTAGACAAACCTGTTTGGGTCGAGCCACCGGGCGAGGCAACAGTCCAATCACACTCTTCACCAACAGCCGTTTGAACGGTTGTGCCAGCGGAGGGGTTGTTGTACTGAACATCAAACAGTGTTTCAGGATCATCATAGACCCATGCAGTGATCTCTGTACCAGTCGTTCCAGAAGGAAAGAAAGGAGAGATCGTTGGTTTACCAGTAGCGTCCAAATACTGTACACCTGCGAAGATGCCCAGCAAAGAAACGCCGTCTGTAGTACCTGAACGAGTGCCGTCCGAAGTACCTAGTTGAATTACACCGTTGTCGGTTAACTTAACGGGATCACCGCTAAAAATGTTAGCCGCATAGGTGCTCGCGATTACATAGGCTTTTGGGCGCATCTGACCACTGTTGTGGAAAGAAGCACGAAAGCCAAAGGGTGCGCTAGTCGATGACATATTGCTCCTAATGGATTAAAAGGTTTCGTCAGGAAAGATCAAAAAGAGCTTCCCGCTGTTGTCCTATTTCCAGATTGCCATCTCCCACAGACAGCTTCGACTTAGATGCACGGGCTTGTTGCTCGAGGAATTCTGCGGTGTCGGTCAATTTCTCTTCCTCACGCAGTGGCGCATCGTGGTGCGCTTCCTTCATGTACGCCTCATAAAGAGACATGGGGAGCTTAAAAGCAAGCATCTCGTTCACCCCGATGAATCCAGACCAATCGCCAGTCTTGAGGGTCGCGTATTCCCAGCCCGGGATATCCTCGGGCTTCAGCGGCTCATATCCAAGACGGATGCGCATTTGTATAGAGTCACGAGGGTTAGTCGTGGTCAGCCAGCAACAGTGCCAGCCGGGGATTCTTGGCAGATCAGGCAGTGAAGACTGAAAAAACTGCTGACGGAACATCTCAATCCGCTCATTCTCGGTCACCTCGCGATTTTCCGTTACGGCGCGATCTGTCATCGCACGCCCCACGCGATTCTCTCCAGCGGATTTCTTCATTCGTTCGTCGGTCATTACTCGCTCCTTTCAGCGATTGAGAAAATTATACGACTTATTTGTTAATTTGCAAATAAATCAAGATTTGTTTAATCGATCATACTCTTGGTATCGCTTCACATACTTTGTGCGCAACACTGGATCATCCCAAACGCCTGCATCAATCAACGCTTGCTTGCGATCTGGGCTGACATAAACTTCTGTTTTACGGGTAGATGATGGCGCGTATTCACGACCTGACCCAACAGTAGGGCCACCACGGGCAACACGCTCTTCGCGGTCTGCCTTTGGTGCTTTGCCAAACTGCTCTGGCAAGCGGCGTGCAACTCGTGCCCGTAACTCATCCCAGTAGTCTTCACTTCTAGGATCGTGACCTTCCTTGTTCATGGCTTGGTCAATTGCTAAAACAATAGCTGATTTCTCGTCACCACCTTGGGGGTCGTACCACTTGTTCTCTTCCAAGAACTCTTTGGCATGCATCATCGCTCTGTCGTCCATAGGCTGTTGAGCCTGTGGCGGGCGCTGTGTAGCTTGTTGTTTCTGGTAGTTTAGTTGGTTAACCTTGGCAATAGCTTCGTCGCGGTAACGCATAGCCTTAGCTACATCTTCACCGTTACCAACCTCTACTGCTTTAGCAATAACTCGGTCAGCCATCTGAGCTTCATTAGCCGCTCTAGCAATCTGAGCATCAATTTGACCTAAGTCGCTTTGGAAGGCTCGTTGTTCTTGAGCAGACATGCGGCGCTCAAGTTCATCATTGCGTTTACGGAGGAAGTCCAATTCCACTTTGTCGCGGGTAATGGCTTTGTCTCGGCGGTCTTTGCGCTCGAGTTTCTCGAGTCGTCTACGCTCTCGAATAGCTTCTCGTTCTGGGTCATTGCCATCGTCATCTTCTTGTTTGGCAACTCTGTCGTCGCCACTGTCATCATCTTCATTTTCTTGTTCTTGTGGTTTCTCTTCGACGATAACTATCTCTTCTGTATCGTTTTCAGGACGCTCGTCTGTTTCTTTCATTACTTCAGCCATGGATCATCTCCTTTCAGATGAATGCTCGAACAGCTAGTGGATCGCCTTGAACGCGACCAATAATGTCCAAATCATTAAAAATAACAAATAAGGCTTTTTCACCAGTGGGTAGTTCTACTTCCCAGCGGTCACCGCCATATTTTGCGACACGAACAAAATCTCCGTCATTGCACCATGCACCTTCAGGCCAACTCGCCATCGTGTCTCGGTTCTTGAAGGCGAGGGGGCCAATTGCGATGACCTTTCCAACCTGTGTGTTCCACTTTTCAGTGTCACGAGAACCTGTGTCGATGATGATGCCACCTGCTGACTTTTGCATAGGGGTACGGATTTGGATCAGAACACGGCTTCCAAAAGGCTGAATGCCAGCTTCTACTGCTGGAAAAGCCTCTGCCAGTGCGTTCTCATAAGTCATTGTCACTATTTTTCTCCTCGTCAAGTAGTGATAACAGTACATTTACGGCGGCTTCGTAGCCTGCTACGACTCCGACACGATACCCGTACTCGAAGGTATTGCGTTCTTGGGGGCGCTTCAAAGCATCCAGCGCAAACTTCTGCTGGTCGGACTTGAGGCGGTTGAGCAGTTGCTCAGGAAAATTCACGCTGGAGTCTTGGGCGTAGAGGGTGCGCTAGGAACGGTTTGACCGTTGAGCTTCTCGCCAGCCGCCATGCGGTGGTGTTGTTTGACGAATGCGCCAGTCATGGGAACTGTGCCAGTTTTTGGGGTATCGGACATGTGAGTCTCCTAAGTTGGGTTACAAAAAAGTATCAATTATTACGGCCCGGGGTTAATCCCCGTGCCCGTACTCACCGCAAACTTCTCCCCAGTCGCCAGCTCCGTTGCCGCAAGCCTCATCGCTGTGTCGTTGTCCGCAGTGTTCATGCGCTCTCTGGCTTGCAATTCCACCAGTAAGCGTTCGTTCTCTGACATCTGGCGCATCTGCTCCTTCTGCATGTCTTCCTGATTCTTCTGCGCATCTGTCTGCGCTTCAATCTGAAGTTTCTGCTGTTCAAGTTGCAGTTTCGCCTGATCGATCTGAGCACGCTGTTGCATTGCCTGACCTTGCAGTTGCGCGTTCATCTGCGCAATCTCCATTGACTTGTCTGGTGGCATTGGTGGCTGTGGCTTGAACTGCTGAGCCACTTGGTCAATCTGAGCCAACTCCTGACCAAACGCACCAAGTTGTTGTTCAATAAACTGCTGGACTTGCAAGATCACTGCGACCTGCTCGTCTGCATCTTCTTGAATCAAATCTTCGCGTTGAGCCATGTCCACAGCGTTGTGAGCTTCTACAAGGTAGTAGTTCAGCAAGTGGTCACGCAGGTGCGTGGCAATAGGGTACATGAATGTCCGTGCAATCACTGGGTTGCTACCAAACAGGGGTGACTTCAAGAACGCAAGGTGGGTCTTGAGGTGAGCCATGTGGTCTTGCTTGGGGATCACAAAGACTGGGCGACCCATGGTGGCGGCGACATTCTCGCTGACGGGGTCTATGTCCTCAGAGCCGGGCTGTGCCTGCAACACCTCATCCGCACTAATCTTCAAATTGCGCAGGAACATCTTCTCCACATTGCGCTGGTCATACATCTGGGGCATCACTGCCGCCCTCTGCATGATCGCCTGAATCTGTGCGAATCGTTGTGCTTCACTAAAGATTGCTGGATCGCTGACAGGGATGACATCCATCGGGCCATCAAAGTCAGAAGGCTCAATGTCCAAACCAGCCTCGAGCGCCTCTACATCTTCGTCTGTCAGGTAGGCTGAATTGATGCGGTGCAATATCTTAAACACACGCGCCATCGATGAGTGTAGGCGTGAGTGAATAGATGAGAACACCACCATACCCTGCTCAATGAGGGCAAGGGTTGTGCCCACAGGGGCGTTAGGGTTCTGGTCGCTCAGCTTCTCAAAGGAGGTCTGGACAACGCCCTTGCCTGCGTCCACCAAGAAGCCAAGCAACTGGAAGAGCACAGCGGAGGGTGGGTTGAAGGGCATTGGCATGGCGATCTTGCGGACATCGTCCACGAGTGCGCCGCCTTCCATCTCCACGACTTCGGTGGGCTGGAGGTTGATGGTCTGACCGCCGGGGCCACCCTTGAGCTTGAGCAGTGTCGGAATGTTCTGTATATGCGCACTATCCATCAGCGCCCTCAGAGCACCCGTAGCCGCCCCACTCAAGCCACCAATCATGTGCGTGAGGCCAATTGGGTATGCACCACGCCATGGCACGAACCCAAACTCCACAATCCAGTCTAGCTCTTTGCGGTAAGTGTCGTCTGCTTCCCAGTTACGGTACAGCGACAGCGCCAGCCCACTTGACTTGTCCACGCTTAGGATGTAAGGCTCATCGCCATCACCAAAGTCTAGGTAGGTGTAAATCTCAAAGATTGTGCGCAGGCCATCCTCGTTGTAGGAGGACTCCTTGCGACCTTCGATCTTATCGTTAGCTTGGGTTGACTTACTGTACTCAGGCTCATCAGCCACGCCAACATCGACATCGCGGTACATGCCAGACTTGACCCTGCGCATGTATTCCATCTTGGTTACATACTGGACATGGGTCTTGCGCTCTGCGCTGTAGAAGTTAGTCGCGGCAAATGGCAGGTAAACATCGTCGATGGGGATGAACTCAGCCGCTGGTCTGCGGTGCTGTGGGTTCCACATCATCTTGAGGTACTGACCACCACCTAATGGGAGCTGGGTGCTGAGTTGCTCGAGTTCGCCACGGAACTCAGTCATTTGCTCAGTGGTCTGCCAGTTCATGAAGGCGGCTTTGCGCTCTGCCTTGTCGACCTTCTCTTTGTTCTTCTCGCCTTGAATCTTGCTCTTGACTGGGCCACTTGGAGGGAAAATCTCCTTCATGACTCGAGCGGAGAAGTCCACGCAGGCTTCGATGAGCATGGGGTGGACGACTTTGTTAGCGCCTGTGAACTGAGCACCCCCGGGGGCATCATCGCCCAGACCTGTCCTGCGTAGTCCCTCTTCGTACTGCTTGTCCCGCTTCTCTCGTGCTTCCTTGTCCTTGTCGATCTTCTCGAGCAAGTCCGTAGTCGCCTCGACGAGCATAGACTGGTCTACATCGTCGACAATGTTCGCAAAGTGGGCTTGGTTCTTTTGTGCGTCTTCGTCGTTCTCTTTCTCACGAATGATCGCACCACCATCTTCGGTATCTTCTACCTCTGAAAAGTCCTCATCGACTTCGACAGTTTCGCCTTTATCTTCAGGGATCGTTAGGTCTTTGTTTTGTTCAGCCATACAGTTCCTCATATAGCGATGCCGCTATTGTGTCGATTTCCTTTGGATTGTACTCGACAGCACCACCTTTGGCATAGAAGTCAGGCAAGTCTATCGGTGGGCGCTCAATCAACAGGTTTTTAGGCAAAGAGTCGTCAAAGTATTTCTCTGGCTTGACTTTATTGCCAGTCATAGCCATCTCTTCTTTAAGCGCCTCAATGTATTCCTCTTGTGAGCGTCTAGGCAATGGCTCACGCAGTTCATAGTTTGGCATTAACCGCACGAGACTCTTTTGTTCACCAGCGCCAGCTAAGGCGCGGCTACGATGGCGACCTTCGTGACCTGTGATGTATGGCATTAAAGGCAAGCCAGTCTCTTGCTTACTGATTTGCAAAAAGGGCACATCAGTAAAGCCTTCAGGCAATGTGCGAAGGTACTTGAGGTAATCTTCTGTGGACATTGTGTGCTTTGATAGGTCACCTTGACTAGCTAACTTTGCCGCATTTGGGCCAACACTGCTCTTGTAATGCAATCGAGCGGCGTATTTTTCAAAGTCCGCTGGGTTCATAGTCATCACAGCTTTGGCGTTGTCACCAGAAAATGCTTCGCGAAGCGCCTCATCCGTAAACATCTTCTCAAGGTTAGCAATCTCGTCAGCCGCACGCTCTACACGCCTTGCGCCAAAGTCGCCTTTGGTTGCACGGACAGCCTCTTTGACTCTATTAATACCTTTAGGGATTACAACGGCTGGCGCTTCGATAGTCTCGATGACAGTTGTTTTAGCGCCTTTTGGGTAATAAGACTCAAACAGGTCAGCTAATGATTTAACTACTTTGGCTTTGCCACCAGCTTGGAATTTCTTAACCGCTCCACCTTTTTGGTAGCCAACGATTTGCTTGACTCGATCTTGGTACTTGCCCATCTCGTCAAGGTACTGTTGGTCAACTACTTGGTGTGGGAACACCTTCTGGATTGTGCCTGTAAAGTCAGAAGGGCTTTGAGTCCTCAAGACATGCGCAGTTGCGTCAGGGTATGACATGGTAAAGGGTGACAGCACCTCACGAGGGCCAATCGCCTCGCCCAAAATTCGATGGGTGTAGGTGTTGTGGATATTACCTAGAGGCTCGACAGGCGCGTTAGGCTTGAGGATGCCTGTGTTTAGACCAGTCATGTTGATCTCGAGGTTGCGGATAGCAGGCTCTGAGATCGCGTACTCGATGTCACGCCCATTGGGTAAGCCAAGGGGTTGAGTGAGGTCAGGGGTCTTCATGCGGTTGTTGAACCACTTGCGCATTTCTGGGTTCTTTTGCATGGCTTCAAAGGCGAGGTCAGGCGAGGCGAGGCCGGGCCAGTCTGGGAACTTCACATGCTTAGTTGTGACTTCACCTGTCGTCTTGTTTTTCTTCTTGATCACATAGCCATCCGCAATGTGGCTGTCAAAAATCGCAACATCCTTTGGCTTGAGCTTCGACCAGTCCAACGCCTTGAGGTTAGCGTCCGCAAAGTGCATGGCAAAGTTGTTAGACATTGGCCCCATCGCTAAGTGCTCACCTACCATGCGCTCAGGCATGTACTTGGCGTAGAGGTCATCGATGCGACCTTGGATGCCTTGGGCTGGGCCGATGTTGGACTTCCAAAACTCAGGGTCAATTAGGTGGCGTTGACCTAGTCCGTACTTAGCACCGCCTTGCTGGAGGGAGTTGATAGTCTCGCCTTGGAGGGTGTCGAGGATGGTGTCGGAGATGGTCTGGTCGCCCGGGAACGCAACATTCACATCCCCAATCTGCGGGTTGTTCACCTTTGCCTGCGCCACCGTGCCCGTAGGCGTAAGCTGAAACTGGAGTTGCTTGACGCGCTCAGCTTCTTTCTTGGAGCGTCCTGCTAAGTTAACTGTCTTGCCCTGTGGCGTGACATGCTCACCAATCATCTGGCGTGCTACTCGCTCAGCAATTTCGTTGATCTCTTGCGAGGTCTTTGGCGCGGCTCTTGGAAGCACTAATGGCATGGCTTCCTTAGCTTCTTTGGGAGCTTTGCCTGAATACTTAGCAAACAGGTTAGCGATGCCCTCGGCTGTGGCTTCTACGATCTCAGCGGCTTTGGTTCCCTTGCTCAAGTGCACAGGGCCACCACGAGCCATGCCTTCTAATGGAGGAAGTGGGCCAGACTCGGATTCAATTTGCTTGCGGAGAATGTCTTCCCATTCATTGCGCGTCAAGTATTTTTGGTCGCCAAATAAACCCGCTTGCTGAGCTTTCAGAAGATCATCTGTTCTGCGCCCCGGCATATTGGCAAGCCTCGGGTCAGAAGGAATAAACATCCCTAATTCCCGTGGGTCTGCTTTAAACAAACCAGTATTCTCTAAGTCTCTGACATCAGAGAAGTTTCCACTTTTTACAAAGTCTTGCGTGTACGGATCATACTTTTCAATAGGCCGTAGGTTTTGCTTACCTTTGATTTGGTTGATAATTTCAGGAGACTTGATGCCTTTGCTTTGAATAAATTCTTGAAACTTTGCAATAGCGTTACCTGCATCGATGCCGGGCAACTGGCTAAACTCCCCAAACAATTGCTCTCCCTTTTCTGGGCCAACTACTTCTTTTAATTTTTTCCAACTGTCAATTGGTCTTGGTTGAACCTCCACAGTTACATGAGGCTCACCACGCTTGTCACGCAAGCTAAAGATTCGAGTCCTACCTTCCAAAACATCGGGACAGTAGCCACCAACACAGTGACCCATTGTGTCGCCTTCGTACTTGAGGGCTTTCTCAAGCATCTTGGCAGGGTTCCCTTCTGTCTCTGGATGTCGCCTGTAAATGTTCTTAATCAAGTCTGGCATATCAAAACCCAAAACAATGTCGCCATTTGGCGATACAGTTTGAATTCCGTTGCCTTTAGCCACAGGTGCAGACCAACCTTCTGGTAAAACATCAGGCAGTTTTGGCGTAGTCAATTCAACCCACTTGTACCCTTCTGGATATTCTTTAAGAGTGGGAAAGCCTTCGGTGTTTTTAACAACCGATTCACGCATTTTTTTAGCCGCCGCACGGTCAAAGTCAGCGGCACGCTCAATAGCTTGATCAACAGTGATCTTGCTTAGTTTTTCAGGCGTTAAAGCACCAGAACGCAGGTCTTGGCGCAGAATGTCCATGACATGATCCATGCCTGTGTACTTGTTAAAGTCACCCTGAGTCTTGTAAATCATGGTATCTGGGTCGACTTTATCAAACCATGGATAGCGCTTTGTGTATTCAGGGTTAGGGGCAATAGTCCCAGCTCTTTTCTTTGCAATTAGGTTGTCAGCAACATTTTCCCACCCCTTACCAACCTCAGATTTAGCCATTCCAAGCTCAGGGTAGCCACCCATTTGACGAGCCAACCTAGTTCCACTGCCCAAATAGTTAGACTCGTTGGCTAATTCCTTGTCATGCCCAATTGTCTGGCGTGCAGTGCTGATATCGATGTCTTTTTGCTCAATTTTGTTTTCGATGTCTCGTTTAATGTAAGCAATGCGCTGATCGTTCTCAGCGGTTTTAGGTAATTCCTGCGCTTTTGCTAACTTTTTCTCTAATTTCTCAATGTCTTGGTTGTATTTAACTTCCAATTTGTTGACATCAAGGGAGCGGCGGTCAAACATTTGGCGAACCCTGTCTTCAGGCGTAGCCATTTCGTTCTTCACATAGTTTTTGTATGTGTTTTCAACCCAGTTGTTCATTGCAACATCTGCATTGTGGCGTTGCATGTACTGGTCAACCACGGGTTTACTCTGCCTTGATGCAAAGTCAGCAAGTTGCTCCTCACTCATCACATCTTTTTTTAGATTTTGTATTGAGTTGAGCAGGTTCTTGTCAAACCAGTTACCGCCCTTGGGTTTGATCACATTGACTGGTGAGCCTGCCAGTGCAAAATCCTGTGCGGCACGGCGCAGAATGCTAGGCGCGTTAGCGGCTGTGCGCAGGACAGCAGGCGATGCAAACAAAGAACCAAGGTTCTCAGCACCACGCGACGCTGGCGCTTCATTGCGCAGGGGTAGACGCTGTTGGAAATACTCAGTGTTAGGCAGTACAGGCTCATTGCTCACATTAGGGATGACCATGCGGGCTAAGCCTTCGATGTCACCAGCCATGCCAAGCGTGCCAGCCACACGACCACGCAAGAAGTCTAGTGGCATGTTCTTAGCCGCTTCAGGGTCTTGCCTTGTGCGGTTGCGTCGAAGCTGTGGGAATACCCCAAACGATGCTCTGTCTTGTTCAGCCATGGCAGTTGCACTCCTTGTATTGTGTCAGTCCACCCTTGCTCATGCGCTGTTGGGGTGGCATAAGTGCCATAGGCATCTCGTAATAATCGTCTTCGTTGTAGTCTGGGACATAGTAGTTCATTGCTAGGTCTTCCAGAGTTACAGGGCCACCGCGCTTCATGCCTTCTGGTGGTGCATCAGGTTTTGGGAACCCATATGTTCTATGCATGAAGTCCAAATCAGGTGGATGACTGGTCAGCTTTAGATATTCATTGATCAGCTCATCATGCTCAGCATCTGTCACATATTTTGGCAACTTCATGCCAACAGATTCAAATCTTTCGCGCTCAGGAACTTTGGAAATAGGTTTTAGCCCAGTGTTTTCTAAGTCACCAACATTTGTCCAATTTCCGCTTTTAACAAAGTCTTGAGTGTATTGGTCGTACCTACCGACTGGTCTAGCGTTGCCTTTGCCTTTGATCTGCTTAATAAATTCAGGCGAGTTTTCTCTTGCCATGTTTGTAGCAATGTTAGCAATATCTCCATCGGTGTAACCATTTGGCAGTTTCTTGGCTTCTTCCTCAGCCGCCGCCATGTATTTTTTTACATCATCCCAGCGTGGTGCATATGTGTTTTTACCAACTTCAATGGTTGCATGTGGTTCACCCTTTGAGTCGACCAATGAGTAAACCTTGGCTTTGCCGCTCTTGATGGCATCCCAACCGCCAAGACCATAACCAGAATAACCACTATCGCCAGAACCTTCAACCCAGTCAGGGTGGCCTTGGGGTGGCTCGTAGCCACGAACGGAATGACCCATTGCGTCTGACTCTGCGGCAAAATCGCTAGGGCGATTGAGCTGTACCCACCTTAAACCTTCTGGATACTCTTTGTAGACTGGCAAGTCTGCACGAGCAGATGCCCGATCAGCATTCATTTTCTTTGCCAACTCAAGGTCGTAGTCAGCCGTTCTGCGTACTGCCTGCTCTATGCTCAATGTGTTGAGCTTTTCAGGTTTAAGCCGACCAGCGGCTAAATCTTCCTTGATCACATCAACAATATGGTCAAAGTTCAAACCGCTAATTTCACCAGAGTAAACACTAGACTTTGGATCAACTTTTGCCAGCCATGGGTTTTGTGTGCTTGCTTGCTCAAGGAATTGTTGGTTGCTTGGCAATGGGCCAACTTTATCCAAGAGCTTTTGAGCAATATCCGCTTCACCAATTGCATCTGCTTTGTGCGTGACCAAACTGTTTGCCAAATATTTTCTTATGACACCCTCATCAATGCCAGCTTTTTGAAACTTGTCGAAAAGTTTTGCATCTAGTTTAGATTCGTAGTCTGCAAGTTTTGCATAGGCATTAGCTCGACTTTCCATTCGAGCAGGGTACTCTTGGATGTCGCGAGCTTTGGTCGGATAAATAGATTCGTCAGCCATTTGCTCCCACAACTGTGAGGACTTGGTCTTGCCAATCTCTTCTTCAGGGAAGCCTTCTCGTTTGCGTGTACTAGCCAATTCTTCTGGTGTCCATATGCTCTCAGGGTTTTGCAGATCAGGTGGCAAGTGCGACTTGTGCTGTAAAGCCAATGCCTTGTCTGCTTCTGCCTGTTCAAACATCAGATTAGCTTGGCGAGTCATATTAGCCTTACGGCGTGGATCAGGCTCTGCTTCTGCCCTGCTTGCCATGCGCTGGGCACGCTCTTGGTCTTTCTCGAACTTACCTAGAATTTCAGTTTCGCGTTTTTCAATCAACAAACGAATGGGATCGTCAACCGTGCCCATCTCATTCTTGATGTAATTTTTTAAGTTGCTTTCAACCCACTTGTCAGTTGCAATTCGATTTTTAATTTCTATTTCATCAGTAGCGTACATGGGCAAATCGCCATATTGCGCTCTTAATTTTTGTATATCTGCAAGAGCTTCGACAGGGTCGTAAGCGCTTTTCATCCTACCCATTCTTGGGTCAAGAACCCAATTACCACCTTTAGGCTTGATGACATTGACAGGCGCAATTGACTGCGCAAAGTCTGTCCCTGCCTTCTTAAGAATCTGAGGAGACTCAGCCAAGACTTTTAGAGGTGAGCCAGCACCGTAGTAAAAGCCACCAGCTAATTGACCAGCGCCAGCAAATGCTTTTTCAACAGGGGACTCGCCACGGAAAGGGATTCGCTTCTCGATCTCTTCGGAGGTCGGAAAGAAGGTCTTTGTCTTCTTCTCGCCTGTGACTAACTCGCTCATCTTGGGAGCGCGGAGGTAGTCGTAAGGCATGTAAGCGAGGGACTCGAGGTCACCCGGTGCGCCTGCCACCCCAGACACAAACCCACGCAACGCCGCCAGTGGTGCGTTCTTTGCCGCCTCTGGGTCTTGAACCGTGCGGTTCCTCCTCAGTTGCGGAAAGAATCCAAAGCTGGCGCGTTCGTTATCAGCCATACATCACCACTTAACTTTGTCAGCCCAATACGCCGCAGACTCCTTGCCCTTGGCGATGTTCTTTGCGTGCCTAGCCTTAAAGCTATCACGCTTTGCAGTCGTTGCACTAGACTCGCCTGCCTTTGGCTTGCCTGCTGTCTTTGCGCCCTGCTCCCCAAAGCGGATCACCTTCTCTTTGCCATCAAAGCAAGCCTTCACAATGTGTGACTTCTTTGGGTGGTCAGGTGTACGCTTAGGACTGTTGCAGTCCATCTCAGACTTTTTCATTTCTTCTTAGCCGCCCTGATGTTATCCACCATGTTAGGGTAAGGTCTGCCAGCGCTCTCAGCCATTCTCTTAGCTGATGCGACTTTGGCAGGAGACATGGACTTGCTCTCACCTAAAGATTTAGGTCGTGCTTTGTCCCAGATAGGTTTTTTACTAGCCATTACGGTGCTCCTTTATGAAAGTATCCAACTTGTTGTCTAGTCGGTCAAGCCTGTCGAGTATTCGGTTGATGTCCGTATGCAGGTCTGACTTGGTCACATACTCTTTGGCGACCTCTTCCCTCGTGCGATTGATAAGGATGGTTACCCGCGCCAGCTCTTCCTTAGTAGCCGCAAGCTCTGCGTCCTTAGACTTTACTGCCCAGCCTAACAGTGCCAAAAGGACTGTCGTGACTGCGTTCCAAGCAAATAGCTCCATGTGCGCTCCATCAAACGGCGTAAGGGTTTACGCGCTCTCGTTGTTTCAGTTTCGGCTCATCATGATCCTTAGCCTGCGGTAGCTCAAACCATCCATCATTCTTGAGGTAGATAATTGCCTGCGTGAATGTGTCGACATAGTCGTCATGCTCAGCGACAGGGAACTTATCAAGCTGTTTCATGAATGCTTGTGCCCAACTTACAGGGTGACCACGATTCTTGCGCGACTCTGGAATCCACAAAATACCAAGCTCTAGTGTCGGAGCGGCTTGGTGCGCACGGGATACCTTGTCAGCGTTTGAGGGATTATAGCCAATGGCTGGTACTTTAGCCAAGCGCAAATCTTGTAATAATGACTGCCCACTTGCCTTAGCCTCGACAATAATCCTGTCAGGCTTTCTAGACCTCGCGTAAGGGTTATCCTTGGTCTTGCCCCCATCGCCGTACTCAGTCCCCCAGTCCTTAATGACTCGTGCCCGCAGGTCAGGGTAGCTCAGGTGCTCATCCCATGCGTCGACCAGCATCACATTGCGTACACCCTTCTGGGTGAACACAGCATAGACCGTGCAGGCTGTGGGGTCGCCTGTGGTCTTCTCAGTGAATGCGGTGTCATAGCTTTGCAGGATGTACTCGAACTGTGGCAAGCCAGAGTCAGCAGGCCACAACTGGAAGTTCTTGGTCTTCAAGATACCACCCTCAATAGGGCTTGGGTTCTGCTGTAGCTGTCCACTGGTTCCGTACACCCCTAGCAGTTGCTTGAGTTTAGTTACCTCTTCCTCACCAAAGCGCTCAGGGCAGATCAACTCGCCCATCTTAGTTCGAGGGTCGTAGTTGCCAAGCACTGTCTTGCGCTTGATCCCATCCCACTCAGCAGGGATACAGATGTGCTCCCACCCCTTGATGTCCTCGATGATGTGACCAGAGATGTCCCTTTCGTGCAGGCGTTGCATGATGGTGACCATGGCATCTGACTTAGGGTTGTTCAGTCGTGTAGACCAGACCATGTCAAACCACTCGAGGGCTGACTCTCGCATGGCATCAGACTGCGCGTCCTGAGCACCATGGGGGTCGTCAAGGATCAGGCGTGAGCCACCCTCACCAGTAGCTGTACCACCAACAGAGGTGGCTAATCGGTAACCAGTCTTGTCGTTCTCAAACCTCTGCTTAGCGTTCTGGTCGCCTGCAAGCTCGAACATGTGCCCCCAGCGGTCTTGATACCAAGGGGACTGGATCAGGCGACGAGCCTTTAAGTTGTCCCTGATTGACAGGTTGCCTGAGTAGCTGGCGCAGAGGAACTTCTGCTGTGGCGTGGTGAGCCACTCCCACATGGGCCACATCACCGAGACAATGGTCGACTTGGAGTGCCTTGGGGGAATGTTGATCAGAAGGCGTGTGATCTCGCCAGCGCTGACTGCTTCGAGGTGTTCGCAGATTTGTTCAATGTGCCAGCTTGGGACGAAGGGAATGCCCGGCTCCACCACATGCCAACTCTGCTTCACAAACTCATACAGACTTGCTGACGCTTTGCGCCTGAGCTTCTCCTTGGTGACCAACTCCAGCATCACCGCTGGTGACATAGGAGCGTTCACCTCACTCGCCCCTGTTCCTGATCGCGGACTCCAGTAGCAATGCAACCTCTATCGAGCTTACTACCCTCTCTCGGTTAGTTCCCTCCATCTTGCCCATGGCTCTCCACTGCGTAGCAAGTTCAGAGCACAGCATTGCGCAAGCACCACGCTCAATCTTTGCACCCTTCTCAGCACTGCTTTCTAAAGCATCTGACATGAGAGGCGCTACCTTGGTCATGGCATCCTTGATGCAGAGCATGGCATAGCTGTACATCTGCTCTGTTGTGTATCCAGAACCATCAGGCTCTGGCATTGGTGGTAGTTGTTCAGGGTTCATTCTTCGGTCACCGTCTTCTGTAGGAGTAATTGCATCTGCTCGAGTTCTTGATCGTTCAGCCCTTTGAGGTTGACAGCCGCGATTGTGATTGGAGCGCCATCAACTCCAGAGTGCTCGAGCTTCTGTGTCTCAGCCCAACGCATCTGGCTCTTTGTCCACCAGATCATTGCAGTCGTGTCGCCATCTAACGCTTTTTCAAATAAAGCCCCACCAATCTTGGAGTTAGCGTTTGCCTTCCCACCAAGTAGTTCTTTGTGGAAGTGCGTTCTCAGCGTATCGATGTGAATGCCAGTCCGCACTAGGATCGCTATCTGGTCTTGCGGAAGACCTCTCCCTGATAGGGTAGCCACTAGCTGTCGTTCAGCGACTGTAGGCACGAATTGGGGTCTTCCTGCGCCTGCTCGAGCGCCACCTTTGCCAATTCTCTTTTCTTGTTTCGGTTTTTCTAAAGCGGTAGTCATAAAGTTATCCTTTTGGTATGGGTACATCTGGAGGCCATCTACCCGAGTCCACAAGCGATGAGACAGTCTTATCGTGTGCGGATTGCCACATTTCTTGGCGTTCCTGTCTCGATAGTTTAGCACCCTGATCAATTTCGTGGTGGCACATTTGACACAGCGCCGCAACTAAGTTGTCGTCAGCCTTCACGCCCCTGCCCTTTCCCCCACCCCAGTTTGTGTGAGCGGCTTGGCAACCACCCCCTCTTCCGCACATCTGGCAGTCGAGTTCACTTACTAGTTGGAGGAGCTTTTTGCTTCTTATGTACTTGTGCTTTTGGAACAATGATTGTCTCCAGTGTGGAAAACCTGTGCATATTGGCGCATTCGATTCTCCTGCGTTTTGTGTTATCTGGCTGAGTTCTGGTGTCCTTAACGATTGTCCATGTGTTGCATACAGGGCATTTCATTCGTGGGCTTTCACTTGCATGCGCTCATTTGCCTGTCTGGTTCTCCATATTTCGATGTCCAAGCGGTCAGCCTCAATTTGCCACTTGAGGGTGATTTCGTTCTCGGTCGCAACAGCTAACCCCTTCAGGAGTTCTTTGTACTGTGGGTCAGCGTAGGCTTCTCTCTCCTGAGCGTTTGCCGCCTCGATCCCCATGGCGAGTGCGTCTTTCATAAGCAAAGCCTTCAAGGACTTGCGAAACTCTTCGAGGTACACCCTTTGACCGTAAGCCGCCCCATAGAGGGGTGACTTCTGCCTGATCGATTCTGCTTTGTCTTCTGGATTCATTTGCGATCTCTTTTGTGCCAACATGATTGACATATCCACCTGCGTGGGGACATCTCTACACCGCCTTCTGGTGGGCGCTTTTCTTCACACTTAGAGCACAGCCTGAGCTTGTGCAGTGGTTGCTTCTCGTTCATTCTTTTGTTTTCAAATTTCTAATAACTACAGTAAAACTGCCTATTGTGTCTTTACCAAACACGGTCATTTTTTCTATTTCTTTTGCGACTTCTTCGATAGCTTCGTTGCGAATCTTGCGTGTGATCTCGTTGTCGACCTGCGCATGAACCATCTGTCTTTTGCGCCAGCCCATGGCTTTTTCCCAAATGTTTAGTTCACTCATTGCCTGATCTCCCTTGACTTAAGTAAATTGTGTAGCGCTTCGGACTCGTCTTCCCTAAGTTCTACAGCACCATGCATGAGGGTTCCGTTGTTTGCCATGTTCTGTATGTCAGCGATGAACTCAGCTAACTCCTCCTGAGTGCCATCAAAATCGTCAAAGCAACCCTCGGCAAATATCACCTTGAGTTTGTCTGTCATAGATAACCTCCCATTTCAAACCATATGATCGTGAAGGTGGCGACCACCATCAATGCGGCAATTGTCAAAAAGGCTAGTACAGCCTCTGTTACTTCTCTAAACATTCTTGCTCCTCAATAACTTTACGCAGGACTGGCGCTACTTCGTTGTCCAAATAATCAAAAGACTCGCCACTCTCAATGGCGGCAAGGGCGAACTTTAATGCTTCAAGTGTTGTCACGGATAACTCCAATCATGCGTAATGCGGCTTCTGGGCTGTCAATGCGGCAAAGCGTACCTCCAGCCCAATTCTCAAAAAAGTCAGCTTGTAGCTTTGTTAATTTCTTTTTAGATGTGGTTTTGATCTCTACAAGGAAAGTATGGTTTTTAAATCCCACAAGCAAATCCACAGGTAGGCCAATAATCCACACCACTGCGCCAGCGGCACGAAGAGCACTGACAATTTGGTCTTGATTTGCGTCAACACGGGCGGCGTACCTCATTCTTTATCCTGTTCATTCTTTGGCGTAAGTCTTCGGCGGCAGGCTTACCACGCTTCTTTGCAATGTCATCAAGGGTTTCCTCCCACCAGACTTTGGCATTGCCTAGCCCCTGTGTCTGGTGCTTTGACTGGAACCGCTTGATCCACTCCTTGTT